CTGACTTTTTCATTTTAAAATGCCGTTTAGGTTAGTACTAAGGAGATAAGCGTCTTGGTTTGCTCTCATTTTATTCACTGTCGCTGCTACTACTCATTTTAACATCACCAACCCATTCGATTGCATTTTTATCTCTTAAAACTTTCAAGTCTTCCAAGCTTCGATTCAATAGACTCCACAATGTCTCTGAGCTGGTTCTTTTAATATACAAAGCAAATTCAGCACACAACATACCAATTAGAGTCATGTCTCTTTGTCTACTCAAATATTCTTTGAACCTTTTATCATTCATCAAGTTCTGTTTCAGAACTGGAGTAGTGGCATCACAGGTTTTGGCATAAGTATGATAGACTATGTTTCGTCTGCCTCTGTCTGTGGTTTCAACTTGATCTTCAGCTGAATTCAGAAAAGGATTATCTTGAGTGAAAACATTGTAAATGTAAAAGTCAGGCCATTTACTATTGTCTTTCAGTGCAGCTTCAGGGATCCCAATATTGGTGCTGATCCATGGGTTTCTTCCTCCGTGACATATCATTAAATCTTCCTTTTTCAAATGGATTCCGGATTCTGCCCATTCTTTCAGTTTCTTGATTACTTTCTTTCCAAGCTTTGATCTGGGGTTTTCGTAGTGTGCGTCCAGTCTGTGCAATGCTCGTACAAAGTTCACACTTATTTGCATTGCTACGGCGGCTGTTATGGTCCCACACCCCTTTTGTTGTATTGTTTCACATACCTTGTTGCAAACCTGTAAATCTACCGCCACTGATAGCCCAGGTGCGAATAAACTTCCGATATCTGAACCAATGAAAGGAATGAAACCGTCTACTGTATGAATCTGGCTAGTGTACTCAAAATTTGGGAAAAGACAATACATGTTCTTTTTTAATGAAGCATTGATAGCAAACTGACGGATTACTGCTTCTGCCTCTAGCCAAAAGTTTCCTAGCTGTTCTTTGGTTGGATTTATCCCTTCCCATCTCTTGCCTGAGAATACCATCCAAGACACATAATCATCTGATGAGAGCGCTGCATAAACGTCAATTTCATACTTCTTTTTAAATCGAGCAGTGACTGCTGACCAAGCTACATCAAAAACTGTAGATGACATATGATTCATGGTTCCCATCATCATTCCTGAAGGCACTTCAAGGGTGTTATTTTCAAAGTCAAAATAGTCCCGATACTTTCGAATAAAATCCATGTACTCTTTGTACCCCTTGGGGTCAACACCTTCATCATCCACCAATTTCAGGAACTCAGCACATGTGTAATACTTGGGCACA